CGCCGGGGCATTGCCCCGGCCTTTTTTGTTGCTCGGTGCGGCCAGTGAAATGGGGGTGAATGACTGATGGGTGGATTTACATCAATCGTGCCGATGGCGGCATCGGTGCTGCAAACCGGACAACGGATTAGCGCCAACCAGACCAATGCACAAAGCCGTATTGATCAAACCGAAGCCGCCCGTAAGGCGGAGCTGGCCGAGATCGCAGCACGCGAGCGCGAAGACGCCACCAATCGCGAAGAAGACCTGCGTCGTCGTCAGGCAACCGCACGTGCCCGGCAAGGGGCTGCGGGCCTGATGGCCGGTGGATCGGGATCGGCCAGTGCGGTTCTGGCGGGTTATGAAAAAGCCACCCGGCAGGATGCGGACCAGAGTGCCGATGCCGCCGCGAGAAACCGCAATCGCATCAACCAACAGGCCGCCTGGCGTGAAAAGTCGCTGTTGCGATCTTCGCAGGATGACACTGTTGCGCGGCTGAATGCCTGGTTTTCAAAGCGCGATGGCTGGGGCTGAGGTTCTGGGGCTGAGGTTTATTAGGGGGAAGAAACTATGGGCGCTGTTTTTACCAATCAGATCCGTGCCGCCATCGCCTTTGTTGGCGATGGTACGCGCGACAGTTTTCCGTTTGATTTTGATGTGTTTGATGCGGGCGATGTGCGCATCAGCATCAATGGGGTGGAAACCGATACCGGCTTTCATATCGCACTTACACCCAGCGATCAGGGCGGGGGTGGCGTGGTGCGGTTTGAAAATCCGCCGGCAAATGGCAGCACGATCCATATTGCCCGGCAGTTGCATTTGCGCCGCCTGAGCAGCTTTGACGCCATGTCGATCCCGCGCGGTGATGCGCTGGAGCGTGATCTTGATTTCATGACGGCCGCCCTTGGCGATGTTGATCGCGCGCTTTCCGGGGCTTTGCGCTTTGGCGCGGATCAGGGGGAGGGCACGTCGGCTGAGCTTCCGGTGATCAAGCCCGGTCGGGCGCTGATCTGGAACGCGGATGGCACGGGGCTTGCCAATGGTCCGACGGCCGATGATATCGCGGTCGCAAGCCATAAGGCCAGCCAGGCACAAGATGCCGCCAACCGGGCCGAGGCTGCCGAAAGTCGATCTGAAATCGCGGTCGCGTCGTTTGAACGGACTGCTGCCGGGGCGATGCTTGATCTTGATTTTCGCAGTGGTGATGTGCTGGCGTGGGAGGATGAACGCCGCATGCCGGTGATTGATGCGCCGGTTTCGCGCATCATGGATATCCGCGAAACCGGATCGCTGGTCCGGCTGTCCAGCGGGGCGCAATTGACCCTGCCGGTGGCATCGATTGCGCGCAATGGGGTGCGCTTTCGGGTGTTTAACGGTGATGGCACGATGGTCGATATCACGACGGCGGCGGGGAATGTCATTCGCCCGACCAATGGCGGGGCGGAGGCAACTGTTTATCCGTTGCCGACACGGGGTGACATGGTCGATCTGATCTGTGATGGCACGCGCTGGTTTGCCGCCCCGATCCATGAAAGCGGCCCGGTGGTGAAGCTTTTGCGCACGGCCAGCCAATCCATTCCGGCGGGCGGGGCGTTTCTGGTCGAATGGGATCAGGTGATTGAAGACAGCCACGGGCTTTATGACAGCGGCGTGCATGGGGTGACGGCGCTTCCGCCGGGCTTTTATCATGTTGATATCGGGGTGCGTTTCCCGATTACCGACCAGTCGGTCTTTACAACTTTGTCGCTCGAACGCTTTGACGGTACGGATTGGTCAAGCCACCTGCAGGCCAATGATATTACCGCCATGGGCAGCGGGGCGGCACACAGTTTGCGCCTCAACGGCATTGCCCGGATTAATCCCACACCCGGCACCGGATTGCGCCTGCGTCTGTCGCATAGTGATGCGCAAACACGCGACATTGGCGCAAGCGGCCTTTTGACCTGGTGTCACATTCATCGCATTGGCGGCTGACGCAACGCCACCATCCATCACATGCCAAATGAACGGAGATGCACCCAATGGGATTGCGCTATCAGCCGCTTGCGGCCTGCATGAATGTTTCGCGCGCCAGCACAAAGCTTGTTCGCGGCCAAAATGGCCTGCTTGAAACCCGCGCGATTGATGAACCGGCCTATGACCATGATCGGCTTGGCCGGCGCTTGGGCCTTTTGATCGAGGGGGCGGCGACCAACCTGCTGCGCTACTCAATGGCCTTTGACAATGCGCTTTGGGAAAAGAACAGCGGTGTGGTGGTAGGTGCCAGCACAATCGCCGCCCCGGATGGCAGTGAGAGCGCGATGCAGCTTGATCTGCCGGGTACTTCCGGTGGTGCGGATGGACTTTATCAGAATGTCGGCGGGCTTGTTGCCAGCCAGACATACAGCCTTGCCATTTGGATGCGCGCAGTTTCGGGCATGGCTGACATCACGCTTGGCGGGATTGACGGGGCTTCCGCGCATGGCTTTACACTCGATGAAAACTGGCAGCGGGTCTGGATCGCCGAACCGGCATCCGGTACGACCCGCTATCCGAAAATCAGCACCGCAGTTTCGGCCCTTCCGGCCTCCATCCTGATCTGGAATGCCCAGCTTGAAACCGGACCAGCGCCGACAAGTGACATCATCAGCAACGGTATCCCGGCGGCACGTGCGGCCGATGATGTGCGGCTTGATCCCGGCGACTGGTTCGCGCAAGGGCGGGGCACCTTGGTGTTTGATATCCATACCGCGTCCGATTGGGATGGTATCTGGCGGATCGTGCAGCTTTATTCGCTGAGTCTGAATGATGATCACCTTGATCTTGGTTATGACAGTGCCGCCGATCAGTTGCGCATTTCGCTACGTTCGGGTGGCGTGCCGGTCGTCACCCAGTCGCTGTATGGCACGCTTGCCAAGGATAGCCGTCATCGCATCGCGCTGGCGTGGGATGATGACGTGATCTCGGTAGGGCTGGATGGTGTGGTGTTGTCATCCCCCGATGGCTTTGCCATGCCGCGCAACTTTTCCAATATCGTGCTGGGTTCCTTTGGCGGCACCGACAAGGCCCTGAACGGGCATGTGCGCAATCTCGCCTATTGGCCGGAAAAGCTTTCCAATGCGCGGTTGTCAGAGCTTTCAACTGTCTGAGGATGGGCGATGCGTGAGACGGAAAACACCGATCCAATCGCCACCTTGCGAGCGGAACTGCTGCGCGATTTGCCCGATGACATCAAACGGGTGCGCAATGCCTATCGCCGGGCGGCACAGCAGGCAGCGCTTCTGCGCGAAGCCAAGGATTTCAATGCGCATCAGGCGGCGTGCAAAACCGCCCTTGGGCATCTTGATGGTTTGATCAAACTGCTGCGTTGGGCGTCTGAGGGGCAGGGTGCCGGGGAAGACGACGGCGCGGACGATGCAATGAACACCAGCGATTTGATCGCCAAAGCGAAGGAGGCGCTTGAAGGTGCCAGCTGAGGGATTGGCGTAAAGCATTGTGATCTTTGTGTGATGGTATCACATCCGTGATTGTCGAGACGTCCTTGAAAGCTGCCGGCATAGGTCGCGCAGCGATAAATGCCTAACTTTAGAAAGGACAGACCATGAAAAATGCGATGATTGTTTTTGCCAGCCTGATGTTTATGGCAAGCCCTGCATTTGCCAATGGTGGTGACGAGGAATCGGCAAGTTCGAGCTCGGAAGACAGCCTGATTGAACAGGTGCAGGGTGCGACCCAAAAGCAGAAATGCTGGTCTGCTAAAAATTGCACAGGCAAGGTTCTGAGTAACCGTGATGCCCATAACTGCAAGGACAAATCCAAGGGCAAGTCCTGGGAAAGCAAATTTGGGGTTTGTACAAACCTCTGACCCGCAATTCTCATCGTGATGTGAAGGGCATTCGGCGGCATGCGTTGCCGAATGCCTTTTTGTATTCAAGATAAAGAAATCTGATCATTTCGAGGATCGAGCAAATGGCAAGCTTCGCCGAATTCGTTTGGATCTGGGATCAGATGTTGGGGCTGAGCCTGCCGGCCCATCACCGCAAGATGGCTGATTGGCTTGAGGACTGCTGGCAGTCGGGCAAGCGGGAAATGCTTTTGATGGCATTTCGTAATTCCGGCAAGTCGACACTGGTCGGGTTATTTTGTGCCTGGCTGCTCTATCGCGATACCGATTTGCGTATTCTGGTTCTGGCCGCCGATCTTGATCTGGCGAAAAAGATGGTGCGCAATGTCAAGCGCGTGATTGAACGTCATCCGTTGATGGGGGCCCTGTTGCCCGAAAAGCTGATTGATTGGGGGAGCGAGCGGTTTACCGTGGCGCGGACGGCTGTGTTGCGTGATCCGTCGATGCAGGCGGTGGGTATTGGCGGCAACATCACCGGATCGCGCGCCGATCTGGTGATTTGCGATGATGTCGAGGTGCCGAAAAACAGCGACACCGCCCATAAACGTTGCGAGCTGCGCGAAAAGCTTGGCGAGATTGCCTATGTGCTGGGCCCAACCGGTGCGCAGCTTTATGTCGGCACACCGCACAGCTATTATTCGATCTATGCTGATGAAGCGCGAATTGAAATCGGCGAGGTTGCCCCGTTTCTTGACGGTTTTTCACGCTTTGAGCTTCCCATCGTCAATAAGCACGGGACATCAAACTGGCCGGAAAAATTTGATCTGGCCGCGATTGATGCGATGCGGGCCCGCACGCCAGAGCGCAAATTTCAAAGCCAGATGATGCTTGAAATGATGGCCCCGGTGGCAGGCATCCTCGACCCCGCGTCACTTCGGTTTTACGACGACGCGGCCGAGATCACCCATGGCAATGGCCGCATGAGCCTTCGGATTGGCGGGCGCACCATGGTCGCGAGTGCCTGCCATTTTGATCCGAGTTTTGGTTCCATGCGGGGCGACGGTGCGGTGGTGGCGTGCGTTTATATCTGCGATCAGGGGGAATATTGGCTGCAGGATATCGCGTGGTTGCGGGCGTCTGATCCAAGTGCACCGGCGGCAAACTGCGATATGCCCTGGCGCGATGAGGCCAGCCAGCTTTGTGCGCAGGTGGCCGACTTTATGGCGCGCCATCATTTGCCGTCGGTCCGGGTTGAGACCAATGGCATTGGCCGGTTCCTGCCCAATATCCTGCGGCGTGAATTGAAATCAATCGGATGGGCAGCAAGCGTCGTAGAACATCATGAGAGTACCAACAAGGCCACCCGGATCGAGGATGCCTTTGGTGCGGTGATGGGGGCGGGGTTGTTGCATGTGCATCGCGCTGTTTGCCAGACACCGTTTCTGCGCCAGATGCGCGATTGGCATCCCGATAACAGCAATGCCAACAAAGGTGCTGATGACGGGCTTGATGCGGTGGCGGGCTGTATTTTGCATGATCCGGTGCGTTTGCCACGGGTCGATATGCCAGTCAAACGCGCCGACTGGCGGGCACAAAGCGGGATTTTCCGGGCCGAGAGCCATTTCAATCCGTGAGGGAGGAAAAAACTTTCTCACAATGCCAAATGGTTAGCGCAGGTCTGTATCACATTTGTGAAATATTCATGGAAAATTCAGCTTTGGTCCCTACGTTTATTATATGAAAGCATAGTAAGTAATTTTTATTCCTATACTAAAGTGAGTTTTCGAAGCCAGAAAAAGACGGGTCCCGGCCCATGAAGCCGGCACAAGGAAGCGGCCAAAGATCATTTGTTGATTGATTTTGCAGTACAGGAAAACAAGACGTCCATGTGGGCGCACCTGACTGCCAGGAGGCCTGACCATGTTGAAAACACTGAGCTTGATTGCTGTGGTGGCAGGTGCCGTTGCAGTAACACATACCCCAGCCTCGGCATCCCCCGTCTGCGGGGATCGATCCAAGGTGATCGACAGCCTGAGCGCAAAATATTCGGAAGAACCGGTCGCGGTCGGCGTGACATCCAATGGTGGCGTGATCGAGGTGCTTAAAGCCCCCGATGGCCAGACCTGGACCATCCTGTTTACCTATCCGTCCGGCCCAAGCTGCCTTGTCGCCTCTGGCGAGGCCTGGCAGGACCTGGAAGAAAAGCTCAAAGGCCCGGCAGCTTAAACCAAGCTTCCCCGCCTCCTGACTGCTTTGACCGCTTATCCAGCCCGCGGGATGTCGCCCCGGGTGGAGGAGAGGTCGACCTGACCCGCAAGCCATCGGTTTGCGGGTTTTTCTTTGTCTGAAAATCGAGGCCCCCATGACCCTGCCTGTGACCCAGACGGTTGATGTGATCTGGTGGATCACGGCTGTTGAAATTCCCGCTGTCGCCAGCCTGTTCTGGCTGCATTGGCGGATGCGTTCCGAACTGCTTGGCCGGGTGGAGCAACTTCGCACCCGCGAAGAGTCAGATGCCAGCGACCTGCGCGATGCCTTGGCTGCCTTCAAGCTCGATGTCGCGCGCAACTATGTCTCCATCCCCTATCTCAAGGATGTCGAAAAACGCCTGACCGGCCATTTGCTCCGGATCGAGGCCAAGCTCGACATGCCCCCCCTCCCGAGCAAAAAGGATCTGAGCCTATGACCGTTATCCAAACCCTGACCAGAGCGGCCCCAAATTCGACATCCCAGCCGGTCACCGATCCCGATGCGCTGACTGAGGTCGAAGTGCTTGCCCGTACCCTTTATGGCGAGGCGCGCGGCGAAGAACTTCCCGGGATCGAAGCCGTGGCGTCGGTCATCCTCAACCGGGTGGCGTTTGCGAAGCGGCGCGGGCGTTATTGGTGGGGCAATGACCTCAAATCGGTGTGCCTGAAACCGGCACAGTTTTCCTGCTGGAACGCGAATGATCCCAACCGCGAGAAGCTTCTGGCACTTAGCCCGCGTGACCCGGCCTACCGCTTGTGCAAACGCATCGCCAAGCGGGCGGTGGCGGGCGACCTTCCAGACCAAACCGATGGCGCCACCCATTATCACACCCATGCGGTCGATCCGTTCTGGGCGCGTGGGCATGTGCCGTGTGCCGAGATTGGTGGGCATCTGTTCTACAAGAACATCGGCTAATCCGATGGCCGCTCTTGCCGCCAAGACGGACTGCAAAGAAGCATTGGCTGCGCTTCCGGTGCTCACGTACTGACACGTACGCTGCGCGCCGGTTCTCGCCAATGCTCCTTTTCGTCACGCCTTAACGACAATCCCGACCATCGGTTGGGCATTTGACTTTGATGGAGAACATTGATGATCCCGGCATTGCTTGCCCAGATCGGCCTGCCGCTTTTGATGAAGGCGGTGGGTGCGGGGCTTGATCATATCGACAACCCGATCGCCAAAACCGCGGCCGAGGGCCTGAAACAGGTAGAGGCGGCCGTGACCAAGGGCGACGTCACGCCTGAACAAATCCATGCTGCCAACCGTCACACCGAACGCATGGCCGAAATCGAACTGGCGCGTGATACAGAAACCCTGAAATCCGTCAACCGCACCATCCGCGCCGAGGTCGCCAGCGAAGACGCCTTTGTCCGCCGCTGGCGCCCGAGCTTCGGCTATGCCGTTGCGCTGACCTGGATCATGACCATGGGTGCCATCGCCTATGCCATCATCCTCACCCCGCTACAGGCCCCGGCAATCATTGCAGCACTCGTCAATACCAGCCCGATCTGGGGCATTGCTTTGGGTGTTTTGGGGGTGAGTGTGGTTAAGCGGAGTGCGGATAAGAAGATTTAGTGATTTCGTTTATTGCGTTTGTTTCGAATATTGCGAATAAATGGACGCGTGTGTATAAGTAAGAAAGCTACAAGAAAAATTGTAGAAAATTTGTAGAAAACTTGTAGCCGTGCGCCGGAAAGTGAAATGGAGATTGCAATATGTCCGCAATTCGCAAAGACGATTTTGGCGGTAGATTGCCCACGCAAATTGAAAGCGCTACTGCCGATCAGCTCCGCCAGATTATCGCATCGCAGACCAAAGAAGGTGAAGATACCAAGCTGACTGTCATGCCCGGTGACGGTGAGCCGAAAACGATTACGCTCAGCCCGGCTTTGACCGAAAGCCTGATGTCTTTGTTGCGTCTGGTGTCCAGCCGTCAGGGCTTTCAGATGATCCCGCTTTCGGCGGATTTGACGACGCAACAGGCGGCGGATTTGCTGAATGTGTCTCGGCCCTACCTGATCAAGCTGCTTGAAGCCGGCGAAATCCCGTATGCCACCGTCGGGCGGCACCGCCGGATCAAGGCAGAGGATTTGTTTGCCTATAAGGAAGTCCGGGATGCAGAGCGCCGGGAAGCCTTGTCCGAACTGGCAAAAATGGACGCAGAGCTCCTGCTAAAGGGATATTAGGCGCAGATGACATATCGGGCAGACCATTTTACAGCAATCCTTGATGCCTGTGTTCTGGCCGATGTGTTCAAGCGCAATCTGTTGCTTCATCTTGCCGAGGCAGAACTTTTCCGCCCGCGCTGGAGCCCGCAAATTCTTGATGAACCCGAGCGTGCGATCCTGAAAATCACCAAGGGTGAGGCGGATGGCACCAAGCAGCGTGCGGCAATCGAGCGGGCATTCCGGGACGCCTGCGTGACCGGATATGATGCGCTGATTTCGGCGGTGTCACTGCCAGATCCCGATGATCGCCACGTTCTGGCCGCGGCAATTCACACCAACGCGCAGGTTCTGGTGACAGATAACCTCAAAGATTTTCCGCCGAGTGAATTGGCGAAGTTCGGGGTTGAGCTCAAATCACCTGATGAATTCATTTCCGATACCATTACGCTGCATGAGCAGACAGCGTTTGGCGCGTTGAAAACCATGCGGGCGGGCTATCAAAATCCGGTGCTTACGACAGGCAAGATCATTCAGTTTGCCGAAAGCCGTGGTTTGATGACAACGGCGCTTTTGCTCAAGGAATATGAGCAATATTGGTAAAGCAACTGACGTCAGAGCTCCAAGGCTTCTGATGGATGAGATAAGAAGTAGATTTTCGTAAAGCCTTGCAGATCAAAAGACCTGCTGGTCGTAGGTGAGAGCGTGATTTTCCCACTGTTATTCAGGTGGTTGGCGACCAAAAGTAAGCGTATATCTGGTCCTGCATTCTTACGATAAGTACCCAGCTTTTTGCATTTTTCATCAATTGCAGATTGAATTAGCTCAATGGGATCTTGGCTTACCCATCCGACTCTATCGTTTATAACGTACCAGCGAGAATGAAATTCTTTGGTAACCCAAACCTTGGTTCCGCAACTGAGAAAAAATTGAGTTTGGTAGCCGTTTTCTCTGCTTTCAAGGTTTTCTGCCATTAAGGCTTGATGCAGTTCTTTCAACTCGCATTCAGAGATATTTCCAGCATCTGGCTTCCTAAGGAGCCGAACATGCAAAGCCAAATTAGATTTTTTCTCAAAACTATGAGCAAATTTTTCTAATTTTTTGCTTCGATGTTGTTCTGTCTGTTTTACGGACGATCCTCCTTTGTTCTTGTTTTCATTAAGAAATATTTCCCTTACCTCCAGCCCAAAAATAAGTGCGCCCTCTTTTATGATAAAATCTGGTTTCTCGCGCTGTTCTAAAATTTCCCACGAGGTATTTAGTAGCTGAGATGCTTTGAGCACAAAGTTACGCTCATCACGCTTTTGAGAATCTGAGGTCAT